ACCAAAATTTGGACAGTTCACACAGCAGTCAATGCAGCCGCATAACGACCAGCTCAAAATGTTTGCTTCGTTATTTGCTGGTGAAACAGGTTTGACTATGGATGATCTCGGGTTTGTTACTGACAATCCATCTTCGCAGGAAGCTATTAAGGCATCCCACGAGACGTTGAGACTATATGCGAAAAAGGCGCAAAGAAACTTTGGAACAGGTTTTTTGAACGCTGGATATCTAGCTGCATGTGTAAGAGATAATTTCGCATATAAACGCAGAGCGGTGTATAAAACAACACCTAAGTGGGAACCAGTATTTGAACCAGATGCAGCAATGCTGAGCAGCATTGGAGATGGAGCAATAAAGATTAATCAAGCAGTACCTGATTATCTGGATGCGGAAGTGCTAAGAGATATAACGGGAATAGCAAGTAACAAGTAAGGTGGATTCTATGAATGATATAGGCTTAGAGCTTCAGAAAAGGATAGAAACTGCGTTCAATGAGAGAATGGCGATAGATGTTGTTATAAAGGCGATAAGGCTCAAAGTTGAAAACAGCAAAGCGAATCAAAGAGATATTACAATCCTTTGCAAGAGATTGGGGGAGATTGCTTCTAGAGTGCTGATAGACAATATCAAGCCTGAGATGATGCCAAATGACAAAATGTATTGGAATATTGCAGAAAAAGCAATAAAACCGCTTATGGTAAATATTCATGGCATTGTGAATAAAGTAGCTGCAGAGGTTGTCATGGCTGAACGCAAGGCGAATGGAATACATGTCAAGCCGATAAAACCAGTATTCCCAAAAGAAAGAATAGAATCACTTATAAATAATTTTGTGAATGCATATAACGTAGGAATTGAAGAGTATGACTAAAACTCGAAAAGAAATTGCTGAACAGGCGATAAATAAATATCTTAATGAGCCAATCAAGAATATTACACAAGCTTATTATGATGAGTTTGTCAAAGAAAATGCTGAAAGCTCTGCTCAGGTTGGACTGAAAACTATCGTGATTCGCAGAGAAATCGGCAGGTGTTGTGATTGGTGCGCTAGCCTTGCAGGAGAATATGAATATGGGGAACAACCAGCAGATTTTTTTAGAAGGCATGATTACTGTAAGTGCATAGTTTTGTTTAAAAACATGAAGGGCAGATACACGGATGTTTGGAGTAAAAAAGAATTTGAGTCTGAAAAAGCAGCAAGAATTGAACGAATCAACGAGTTAGGAAATGAAAAAGCGTCTGAAATTTCAAGACTAAAACGTATTGCCAGAAGTCAAGACAAGTTATATATTGACACCCTAGCCATTCATAAAAAATACAAAGTAGAGGGCACTATTTTACCAGATAAAAAGACATATCTCATTAATGGCAAAAGATATGAATTGGACGGAACACAAAATCTTTTAGACTATAGTAACGATGAGCTGGAAACTGCGAAAGCAATAATCAAAGCCATCGGTGGAGATATACAGATGATGCCAAAAATAAATCGACCTAAAGAAATAAGAGTGGCGGATTATTTTAGGAATGGCAAGTGCAGAATTGATAAGAAAGAACCTAAGGGAGGAGGTAAGAACACAATTTATAACAATCTTATGTCCGCTAAGGACCAAGCAGAATATGTTGCACTGGAGATTAGATCGTGTAAATTGAATAAAAAGGAAATATATTCGAAGCTAGAGGAAGCATTTTGGTCATCACATTTAAGTTTCATTAAAGGAGTAATAGTGCTTGAAAACGATGAAGTAATAAATATATTCGAAAGGGTATAAAAAAGAGACTCCTGTCCCCCCCAAACAATGGGTGGGAGGGAGAGGAATCTCTTAATATAATAGCAATATATCACTATACTTATCTAAAGTCAATTCAGTCACCCAATAAAATTAGGAGGAGTTATGCCAGAGGTACGAATTGGAAGGCAAATCCCTACCGAGTTCGTTACACTGCCCTATTATAAGACAAAAGGGGCTGAGGCAATAAAGTTATACAGCAAAACTGGTAGGACAGCGCAAGAGTGGCAAGAGCTGCTCATATATGACATATTGGCACAGAATGAAGAAAAGCTGTGGACTCACACCAAATTCGGATATTCAGTGCCAAGACGAAATGGAAAGAATGAAGTTGTGGCTATTAGAGAGCTGTGGGGCTTAAAAAATGGCGAACACATTATGCACACAGCACATAGAACTTCGACGACACATGCAGCTTGGGATAGATTACTAAAACTAGTTACAAAAGCAAAGCTACAGATTAAATCATCTTACAGAGCGTTTGGAAAGGAACATATTGAACTAGAAAATGGTGGAAAAATTGAATTTAGAACCAGAACAGCGAAAGGTGGTCTAGGAGAAGGATTCGATTTACTTGTAATAGACGAGGCACAAGAATATACAGATGATCAGGAATCTGCATTAAAGTATGTTGTATCGGATAGTAACAATCCGCAAACAATATATTGTGGTACACCACCAACACCAGTAAGCTCTGGAACAGTTTTCTTGAAACTAAGACAAAATGCCTTAGGCGGTAAAACAGTAAATACTGGATGGGCGGAATGGTCTGTAGATAAGAAAACAGATGTAAGAGATAAGGAAGCATGGTATCGTACAAATCCGTCTTTAGGAACAATCCTTACAGAACGAAAGATACTTGATGAAGTTGGAAACGATGATGACGACTTCAACATCCAGAGACTTGGACTGTGGTTAAGATACAATCAAAAGTCAGCAATAAGCTCTAACGAGTGGGCGGAGCTTCAAGTACAGGCAATGCCTAAACTTGTTGGAGGCTTGTTCCTTGGAGTTAAGTACAGCAAAGATGGAACAAATGTTGCAATGTCAGTTGCATCTCGAACAGACGATGGACGGATATTTGTTGAATGTATAGACTGCAGACCAACAAGAGCAGGAAATAGTTGGATGATGCCATTCATGATGAATCCAAATGTATATGACATAGTCGTAGATGGTGCAAATGGGCAGCAATTGCTAGAAGAGAACATGAGAGAAATGAAACTCAAAGCACCGCTGTTACCAACTGTAAAAGAGATAATAGTAGCGAATGCTGCATTTGAGCAAGGCATATTCAGCAAAGAAATATGTCATGCTGGACAACCATCATTAGCACAAACAGTAAGCAACAGTGAAAAAAGAGCGATCGGCACCAATGGAGGGTTTGGGTATAAGTCATTAGCAGATAATATTGAAATCGCTTTAATGGATAGCGCAATATTGGCGTATTGGCTATGCTCAGAAAACAAAATATATGAAAAGCAAAGAATTAGCTATTAATGCAGCCTGAAGAGGCTGCTTTTTAGATATTTACGGAAACCACCCGGTAAGTGGTAGAAAGGCAAGGTGGAACATGAGTGATTTTACACCGATCACAACACAGGATGAGTTCGATGCAGCAATCAAAGAGAGATTGAATCGAGCAGAACAGAAGTTTGCTCAGCAGTATAGTGATTATGATGAGATTAAATCAAAGAACACTACTCTTGAGGAAACTATCGCAACCCAGACAAAGCAGATTGAAGAATTTACTGAAAAGCAGTCCGGACACGAAAATGAACTTGCAGAGTTGCAAAATCGAATCAGCGTTTATGAAAAGAACGACATGAAGATTAGAGTTGCGCACGAGGTAGGTATTCCATATGAGCTTGCAGGTAAGTTGTCAGGTGATGATGAAGATGCTTTGCGAAAGGATGCAGAAACTTTTAAATCTTTTTTAGGTAAGCCTAAAACACAGCCGATGAGAGATACAGAACCATCAGGCGGTGATATGAAAAAGGCTGCCCTAAAATCAATGCTAGGTAATTTAAGAAAGGAATAAGAAATCATGGCAGAAACACTACAGATGGGAACAATGTTTGCACCAGAGGTGGTAGCAGATCTATTTAACAAAGTAAAGGGACACTCAACACTTGCTCAGCTATCGGGGCAGATTCCAGTAGCATTTACTGGAAGTGACATCTTCACATTCTCGATGGATAGCGAAGTAAATCTCGTTGGAGAAGGCGGAAAGAAGGGAGCAGGTGGCATTAAGGCTGAACCTGTTAAGATTGTACCGCTTAAGGTTGAGTACGGAGCTAGAGTGTCTGATGAATTCATGTATGCATCAGAGGAGAAGCAGCTCGATATCCTAACTGCATTTAACGACGGTTATTCCAAGAAGATTGCACGTGGTCTTGACATCATGGCAATGCATGGAGTTAATCCTAGAGATAAGCAGGCATCTACGCTAATCGGGACAAAGAGCTTTGATACTGCAACTGGAGTAACAAAGGTAGATTATACAGCTGGAACTGAAGAGGCTGTGCTTGAAACGGCAGCTGCAGCAATCGGCGAGTACGATGTAACAGGATTCGCTCTATCAAAGACATTTGGAAGTGAGCTTGCAAAGATTAAGGTAAATGGAGTGCCACAGTATCCAGAGTTTAGATTTGGTGCTAGCCCTGGTGCTCTTGGTGGCACTGCATGCGATGTAAACAGCACAGTTTCATTTGCAAACAAGGCTGTTGGGTACGTAGGAGATTTTGCAAATGCGTTTAAATGGGGCTTTGCTAAGGATATCCCACTAGAGGTTATCCCTTACGGTGATCCAGATCAGACAGGAAAGGACCTCAAGGCGTACAACCAGGTATACCTCAGAGCTGAGACTTATATCGGCTGGGGAATCCTAGATCCATCCGCGTTTGCTAAGATTATTAAGAAGGATCAGTAATATGAGATACAGAAATACAATAAGCGGAGAAGTTATTGAAGTCGATGCACCAATCAGCGGAGAATTCTGGGAAGATGCAGATGAAGCAGAAGCAAGAGAAGCTGCTGAAGAGGCTGAAACTGAGGATTCTGAAGAGGCTGAAACTGAAGATGATGAAGCTGATGAGCCTAACAAAAAGGGCGGAAAGAAGGCTTAGAAATGAGCAACTACGCAACTCTTGAAGATATCAACAAGATGTGGCGAAATTTGTTACCGAAAGAGCAGGAGCGTGCAGAAGCGCTC